GGCGGTACAAAAGAAAAAGAACAGTCCTCTTACAGCCATTACTGGTGGTGAGGAGGGGGACTGGGAAGAGTTTCAAGCGTTAGAAGATATACGTCAAAAACGTAAGGAATTAGAGTCCCACATCAGACTATATGGGTTGCCAGGGCAGTGGGACAGGTGGCTCCAGTGGCAAAATGAGGCGCGAAAACAGAGGCAGGCTGCACGTAAGGCTGCAGAAGCTGCGCACGCCGAAAAAATGGAACAACTACAGATAGCTTCAGGGGTAATTCTTGCAATTACAGCTATCGTTTTAAGTATCTACTACTTAGGTGTTTACATGGGAAAGTGGTAAGAAAATACGTAGTTTTGGACAAAAACGGAAAAGTGGTTATAATCACTTCGAACAAAAGGATTGCAGATCATTATGGTAGAACTAACGGCAAGGTATATAGACGATCTTAAAATACTGCCTCGGCTTATGATGTTGGCGGTGACGATATTAACGTATCAGTCAGTTCATTGGTATATGAGTTTACCCGATCCTACTATACAACAAAGTGGACTCGTATCGGTTTGCATGGGTGCATTAACTGGATGTTTCGGCATATGGATGGGTAAGGAGTCTAAAACTACAGTAACACATACACCTCGATCTGTGACGGTTAGTAAGGAAGAAAGTTATGACAACCGCTGAAGACTTGCTGACGTTTTTGGTGGTTAAAGCACTTGAGTGGGCACTCGGTGTAGAAATGACATTGTACGGGAGTGTAATGGTATGATTGGTCAGATTATAGGAAGTCTTGGTGGACTAGCGACTGCGTGGGTTGACGGAAAAACGGCGGTACAAAAAGCGAATGCAGAAATCAAACTCAAACAAGCCACTGGCGAGATTGATTGGGAGCTTGAAGCTATACGTTCTGCACAGAACTCATGGAAGGACGAACTTTGGACTATTGTGTTTGTTCTTATCCTTGCTGCTAATTTTGTTCCTAACTTACAAGATACAATGGCACAAGGATTTGCTAATCTTGAGACGACCCCCCTCTGGGTTCAGTGGGGCATGTATGCGTCGATTGCCGCCAGTTTCGGAATAAGAACTGTAAGAGGATTTAAAAAATGAGTTATAAACTAGGAAAAGGCAGCTTGAAAAAGCTAGAGGGCGTAGATGAGCGCATGGTTGCAGTTGTGAAGCACGCTATCACGGTGTCGAAACAGGACTTCTCAGTAATTTGTGGACTCCGGACTATTGAAGAGCAACGTGCATTGGTTGCTAAAGGTGCAAGCCAAACTATGAAGTCGAAGCACATTGATGGTCTAGCCGTAGATTTAATGGCGTACTGTTCGGGGGATCGTTGGGAGTTGAACCTGTACGATGAAATTGCAGACGCGATGGCGGAAGGTGCGAGAGTCTGTGATGTTCCTATAAAATGGGGTGCAGCTTGGACTGTGCCTAACATTGCACAATGGGACGGTGACATGGAATCTGCTATGAATGATTACATAGACACGCGTCGTGGTCAGGGTCGTCGTCCTTTTATCGACGCTCCACATTTTGAACTTGTAGTATAGGAGGCTGACATGGCAAATTGCAGTTCTAAAAAAGAGTATAAAGAAGGTGGTAACGTTTTTTCTGGGATTTCTAAAGAAACAGAAAAGGCTATAGAGGATGCGCTTTCAGAAGCCATGTCTGACCCTAAGAAAAACCCGACATCAAGGTACAATACCCTGAAAGGTCGTAATAATACGTTGAAACGAAAGCCTCGTGCGGAGTTTTCAAGAAATATTCCTAAAGCCCCAAATATTCCGAAGGATCCATCTACTTCTGGTGCTAAATTTATTTCTACGCCTTCGTCGATTAGTTCTGAAAGATTTCCTCGTGACGCAATGGCTAAACGTTTTGCTACCCAAAAATTTGGTTTAGGTGGAGAAGTTGAAGTTCGCCCTGGGGATGTTCGAGACAACCCTAAACGTGGGAAGTGCTACTGATGGTTAATATAATGATCAGCATCCTTCCTGATGGGATGCTTGTAGATAAAATGGAAGCAAATGAGGAGGGCAATACCTGCCCTCTAGCTTGCCAAGATGCAGAGTTAAATGAAGAAAACCGAGAAATGGCGGTAGAAGAATATAACTATCGTGAGCCAAACACAGGGGTTTCTTTTAGGTCTGATGAGGTTTGTGGCACTTGTTGTATGTTTAACCAAACCGAAGAAATGTTGGAATGTTTAGGCGATGAATCGGGAAATACAGGTTATTGTCAAAGTTTAAAATTTGCATGTAAAAAAGAGAATACATGTGACATGTGGGCAGAAGGTGGCCCAATCACATCCGAGCTACAAGAAGAGTACAAGGATAACCTATAATGGATGTTGTCGATTTGGCAAAACACCTGTATAAGAAGATTGAAGAGCGTGAGAAAGATATTTCAAGTGCTCTTGCACATGGTGCTGTTAAAGATTGGGAACAGTACAAAATGTCTGTTGGGGAAATTCGGGGTCTTTCCCTAGCTAAAGATGAAATTAGATCCTTGTTAGAAAGAACCGTAGACGATGTCGAAGACTTTATATCTTCCTGACCATCTTGCGCAAAAAGTAAATAAAGAACGAGCAGAGGAAAAGTCTGAAAATTCTTTAGAGAGCGCATATGTTGACGCTACGAACCGGGTCTTAGACCCATCGCTACTAGACAAACCATTACTAGAAAGACTTCCGCAGCCTACTGGTTGGCGGATTTTAGTTATGCCGTATCAAGGTAAAGCTAAGACTTCTAGCGGTTTGTATATTCCCGATGAAGTTAGGGAGAGGGAAAGTGTAGCAACCGTAGTGGCTTATGTAATGAAACTGGGGCCTTTGGCTTACAAAGATCCTGATAAGTTTGGTGCAGATTGCACGCCTTGGTGTAAACAAGGACAGTGGGTGTGTATCGGACGATATTCAGGTTCTCGTTTTAAGATTGATGGCGGAGAAGTCCGTATCATCAATGATGACGAAGTAATTGCAACAATATTGGAGCCAGATGATGTCAAACATGTCTGAAGAACCCGAGAAAATTGAGGTTGAGATTGAAGAGACGCAATCTGAAGAACAGTCTCAACAAGAACAGAAAGAAGTAAGACTCAAGAGTACTAATGAGAGTACTAAGGAGAGTGTTACTGAAGGTGAGCTTGATAATTACACTGAGGGTGTAAAGAAACGTATTAACAAACTTGCGCAGAAATATCGTGAAGAAGAAAAACGGGCGCAAGAGCTAGATGCAAGAGCTAAGAAGCTACAAGAAGAAAACGATAAGTTAAAAAATCGTATGAAGCAGTTAGATCAGGGCTTTTTGTCTCAAGTGGGTGCTCGATTAGAGACGCAAGAAAATGCTTTAAAGCAGGCACACAAAGAAGCATACGACTCTGGTGATACAGATCGCATGTTTGAGATCTCTCAGCAGCTTGCGGTTATAGTTAATGAAAAACAAAAGTACCAAAACGCAAAGCGTAAAAATGAAAACGCTCGTGTTCAGGTCCAACAACAAGAGCCACAACAACAGGCTCCTGCCCAACAGTATCAGCAACAGGCTCCTAAAAAAGTGGATCCTAGAGCACAATCTTGGGCAGAAAAGAATGAGTGGTTTGGTGAAAACAGTGTTATGACCGCCGCTGCGTTTGCTATACACAACAGCTTGGTCGAAGAAGCATTTGACCCAAACAGCGATGAGTATTATAGTGAACTAGATAGCCGGATTCAAAGTGAGTTTCCTCACAAGTTTCCAAAGGCTAAAAAATCCGGGGGAGGACAGGTCGCTTCTGCAAGTTCTTCAGCATCCCGAGCAAATAAACAGGGGCGCAGGTCGGTCAAACTGACACCTTCGGCTGTAGACATAGCCAACAGGCTAGGAGTACCGCTTGAAACGTATGCACAATATGTGAAGGAGTAAGAAATGGCTGATCGATCACCACGGAAACACGCATCCCGTGAAAAAGATATGCGTAGAAAACCTTGGGCACCGCCCAGTCACCTAGAAGCACCAGAAGCCCCAGAGGGTTATGTGCATCGTTGGATTCGAGTTGCTATGCGTGGCGAGGAGGACAAAATGAACGTCCATGCCAAGTTGCGTGAAGGATGGGAACCCGTCCGAGCAGATGAGTATCCAGACTATGAAGCTCCTGTCATCGATGATGGCAAATATCAGGGTGTCATAGGTCAGGGTGGCTTAATGCTGTGCCGTATACCTGAAGAAACAGCCGCTGAAAGAAACGCGTATTACGGGGGCCGTACCCAAGAACAGATGACCGCTGTGGATCAGGACTTGATGAAGGAACTACATCCTTCAATGCCTATACATAATGATAGGCGTAGTCGTGTAACTTTTGGAGGTCGTGAACGCGACTCCGAATAAAATAAAGGATTGCTACGATGGCAAACACTAACGGTGCATTCGGACTTCGTCCGATTGGTGTAGTCGGTCAGGCTACAAACACCACTGGTGCAACTGAATATCGTATTGCTTCTGGAAACACTAACGCGATTTACCAAGGCTCTCCTGTAATTCCGCTCTCAACTGGTTTTATTGACATTGTTGGCGCGGCTGCAGGTGGAACTGTAGGTCTACTAGGTGTTTTCTGGGGGTGTGAATACGTTTCTTCCACCACTGGTGAAACAGTATGGTCAAACTATTGGCCCGGTTCTGGCGCGGATTCTAACTATCCCGTCAAAGCTTACGTGTATGACAACCCAATGCAAACATTTGTGATCGCATCAGATGCTTCGTTGACAAGTGAAGCAACTGCTCGTGGTCATGTGTTCGCAAACGCAAACTTTGCTACAGCTACTGGCGGCACAGCCGCAACAGGTATCTCAACAGCGAAGTTGGGTGTTAGCACAATCGCTACCACTGCGGCATTGCAACTTCGTATCATCGGTATTCAAGATGATGCAGAGAACAGCGATTTTACTGCAGCGGGTATTCCACTAATCGTTCGATTGAATAACCACTTCAATTCCGCTAACGGCGGCATTGCGGCAGGTACTCCATCGACTACTGGCGTATAAGGAGACTAACTAATGGCTATCTCTCGCGCACAACTAGCGAAAGAGTTGGAACCCGGTCTCAACGCATTGTTTGGTATGGAATACTCACGGTATGAAAACCAACACTCCGAGATCTATACAACAGAATCTTCTGATCGAGCATTCGAGGAGGAGGTGATGTTATCAGGGTTCGGTGCGGCACCAACCAAATCGGAAGGTTCTGCAATTAACTTTGACGACGCAAACGAAGCGTATACCGCTCGTTACAACCACGAAACAGTGGCGTTGGCATTCTCTATAACAGAGGAAGCAGTCGAAGACAACCTGTATGATCGTCTTGGCTCACGTTACACTCGTGCGTTGGCTCGTTCTATGGCACACACAAAGCAAGTTAAGGCCGCAGCGGTTCTTAACAACGCGTTCTCTGCAGGCGTACACGCAGGCGGCGATGGCGTAGCTCTATGTGACGCGTCTCACCCACTAACATCAGGTGGCACGTTTGCTAACGAACCAACAGTAGCGGCAGATTTGAACGAAACATCTCTTGAAGATGCTTTGATCAACATCGCAGGCTTTGTTGATGAGCGTGGTCTAAAAGTTGCTCTACGTGGTACTAAGCTAATCATCCCACGCCAATTGCAATTCGTTGCAGAGCGTTTGATGGTTTCTAACCTACGTGTAGGAACAGCGGATAACGACACAAACGCACTTCGTTCAATGGGTATGTTGCCACAAGGTTATGCGGTCAACGACTTCTTGACCGACCCAGATGCGTTCTTCGTTATGACGGATGCTCCTCGTGGTATGATCCATTTTGAGCGTGCTCCATTGTCTACAAACATGGAAGCAGACTTTGACACAGGTAATATGCGCTTCAAGGCGCGTGAACGTTACAGCTTCGGGTTCTCTGACCCACGCTGTGTGTTCGGCTCACCTGGCGCATAAGGAGGTTACCCTCCCTGAACTAGGGGGCTTCGGCCCCCTTTTTTTCTTCGCCAATAGACATAGAATCAAGACCCCTTTGCACAATATCATTGTGCATGTTTTGAACTACTTGGCAGATGTCCATGTATGCTTTTACCATTGCGTACATCTCTGTATCACCTCGCATCCATCTATCTTGCGGTAATCCACGCTTGGCTCGATTGCAAATTTTATCAGCTATTTTAAAGTGATCCCAAGCTTCAATTTGTTCTTTAGTCAACATCATAACTTTCTCCTAATCTTTCCCTGTAGTGTAAAATGCGATGGCAATTACAACACAATGGGATACATTTTTCTACTTCTTTATACGCTCTTTTCCATTGGCCTGCTTGTACAAAATTATGTACTTTTCCGTCGTATGATTCTGATCCTTCTGGGTGATGAAATTCTATAACGGCTTCGTGTTGAAACCCGCAAAAAGTACAGGATAAACTAGCCTTAAACTTTTTCCATTCTTCTCTTTTTCGTCGTCTGTTTGCGCGGGATCGGGCAAGAGTTTTCTCACGGTTGCGGTGATACCATTCCGCCCCGTACTTTTTGTTATACTCCTTTTGTTTCTCCTTGTCCTTATAGGGCACAAGAGAATCCTGTGTTGGCTACACGATATTTTTAGTGTATCATAAAAAGTGTTAAACTTTAACTCATATATCCCATAGTTTAGCAAGCTGTGGGAGTTGACCTCGGACACGAGAGGAGAAAAACATGGCTACTACACATTTTTCAGGCCCAGTAGACTCTACTAATGGATTTATTGGCGACATCAAAGTTCCTACCTATACGGTTGCAAATGCTCCATCTGCGTCAGACGCAGGAGCCGGAACAATCGTTTATGTTTCTAACGGCGCGGCAGGCTCTGCTATTCTTGCGTTCTCAGACGGGACAGACTGGAAGCGTTCAGACACAGGCGCAACAATCTCAGCGGCATAAGGAGGATAACCCATGAGTAGGTTTAAACCTCCTAGCGAAGAAGAATTAGCGCGTCGTGGAATCGGAGTAAAAACCGAGAAGAAACGCGCTAGAAACTCAGATGGTACGCTCAAAGCAGATGATCCCAGTACTCCCGACGTAAATGAAGCGTGGGAAACTGTTAAGAAGGTTGTTAAGCGTCCTCGTAAAAAGAAGGATGATTAACAATGGCAGCGGCGATCATAGCAAAAACAACTACGGCTACAGGTACGTTGCAGGGAGGCCGCACCAGACTAAAGTCTTTTGCGGTTGTCACTGCGGGAACAGGATCTCCGCAAGTTGTTTTTAAAAACGGAAGCAGCGGCGATACGCTACTTGATATGTCTTTTACTGTATCGGACAACATTCAAGTAACTATCCCTGACCATGGTATCATCTTTAATGATGAATGCCATGTCACATTAACTAACTGCATCTCTCTAACAGGATTCTTTGGTTAATCGTAAGGGGTCGTCATGGTTCACGATATACGTTCCATAACTCAGGTAGGAACATCTGAGCCATTTGAGCTACAGGTGGCCCGGGGGCAGATTCCGGGCCATTCTATTAGGAACTTGTTTGGAACAAATCCTTCAATCGGTACAACATTCCGTACACCTTGGGAGAACAGCACGGCATTGCCATTTTTGTCTGCTGAACAAAAGCTAGATATAATAAGCACTAGCGAGGATGACGCGGAAGGACCGCAAGTTTTAATCGTGGGTGTTGACGGCGACTACAACGAAATACGTGAAGTAGTTGCTTTAAATGGAACTGCGGGTGCGCAAACA